CTGCTTCTGCGGCTTATGCTGCGGCTTATGCTGCGGCTTATGCTGATTATGCTGCTGATTATGCTGCTGCTTCTGCTTCTGCTTCTGCTTCTGCTGCTAGACAAGAGAATCTACAGTTAACAGCAGATATTTGTAGAAAGTATTTACCGATTGAAGTTTGGAACATTAAATCATAAAGGACATTAACAAGTATTTTGTCATATCAAGAGCAAAACAATTAAAAATTAATTAAATTATTATGAAAAAATTATTATTAGCATTACTTTTCATGTCACTATTTAGTTCGTGCGTAACTCAATTTGGATCAAGATTAGGAGGCTATAAAGCTCCTAGACGTACTATTTGTATAGTTGGCAAAAGAGGCGCTGTTTGGAATTATTAAAACAAAAATTATTATACATTAAAAAATGAGTAGAGAATCAGCAGTAGATTTTTTAAGAGATAGCTTAGAACTTCATTTTACGCAAGATCAAAAGATGCAATTCATAGGTTTATTTTTACAAGCAAAAAATCTAGAAACAGAGAATTTGATAGATGCCTACGATAGTGGTATAGAAGATGATTACTTAGTTAAAAGCGGAGAAAAAACAGTTCACAAATCTGGAAGAGAATACTACCAGCAAACTTACTTATTTCAGTAATAAAATATTGATTAGATTATGAAAAATGATTATACTCCAGCATTGATTTTGCTTACTTTGATAGTATTTTTTGTGATTGCAACTGCATTGGATCATAGTAAAAATACAACTTCACAAGACAAAATCATCAAGACAACAAAGAAGCCTAATATTAGTTTTGAATTAACTATTAAAGGCCAAAAAGTATATACAGTATATGTATACGATTTTAATAGATAATTATTAAATATTTGTAACATACATAATAGATTGATTATCTATAAAGAACTTTTAAAAAAAGTTTGGCTAGATTGTACTTTATTAGCCAAGATGTTGTATATTTACTATGTACAAAAAAATAAAAGTTATGATAATTGATTTAACACTGACAGAACAAGAATTATTATTTACTGCTTTAGAAAGTAGACGCCAAGCAGTTTATCAGCTATTGAAAATATGGCTAAACGAAAAGGATGCAAACGATACTACAAAGTTCCTCATCAAAGAGTATACCGAAGAATTGGATCGAATAGATAAACTTCAGAAGCGAATAAAAAATTTAACGTAAAAATTATTTCATTAGTAAGAATTGATTTTTTTTAAGCTGAAAAAATACAAGAATAATTTATGAGCGTAAAAGTTATAACAAAGAATACAGATAAGATATCAACAAAGCCATTTCCTAAAATAATGTCTAATATTTTTAGATCTGTAGTATTGTTTTCAAAACCTGGTCATGGAACATTACTAATGCCAGTTTTAAAAACTCATAATCAGCTTTTTGGAGACTCTCAAACCGTAGGTTTTTATTCAGATGGGTGGGACATGTCAGGATTCACAGATTACATAGGAGAGATATCACTATCAAACGACTGACTAAACACCATAAAAAGAAAACATATGAGCATAAAGCTATTGCAGAAGGAAACAACCTACGAAATAATTTACAACGAAAAAGAATATTCCGTAACTGTTTTAGAGGATGGTGTTTCACTTGGATATACATGTTACGATGTATTCGATGAGTTTGGGAACATTTTAAAAGGCGAAACAGAGCTAGAATTAATCAGCTATTTAGAAGCAAATATAGAATAGTAAAAAATACCATACATAATTAATTGGTTTTCTATAAAGAACTTTTAAAAAAAGTTGGCAAAATTCTAATTGTACATTTATTTTAAAATATATTCTCCTAAAATAAAGAATTAATGGAACAGTATTATCTAATAAAAAAGAGTGATGTAGATTATTACTATGACCTTTTTGAAAATTTTAGAAAGGAACACAAAGAAGATGAAATAGGTGCAGGTGCTATAGATGCTTTGTTTGGGATAGCTAATATACTAGCAGATGCAAAGCTAGTAGACCTATCAGATGAATCTGAAAATGCTGGAGAAGATAAGGCTCTACTTTTTGTAAACAGCCGAAATTATAAAGAAGACGAAGAATACAGCACAATAAATGAATCATATATCGCATACACTAAAGATTATTCGCAAGCCTTACAAGACATAAAACAAACACTAAATGAAACAAAGTAAAACAAGACTAATGAAACAGTATTATTTGATAGAAAAATCAAGATTAGATGATTTTTTGAAAGATTTAGAAATAAATGCAAGTGCAACATTAAGGTCTGATTCAAAGTTAATAGACCTATCAGATAACGAGATTTTAAACAAAGGCAAATATCATATTGAAAATGAAGAAGTAAAAAGTGATTGGTTAAAACCTAATCACATAGAATATTATATTAAAAAAGAAATTATGAAATAAAATGACAACAGCACAAATAATAATTTATAGCATACCTCTATTAATAATATTATTTTTCTTATTCAGGTATGGAACAATAGCAAAAGATAATAAAAACTATAATGTTTCTGGATTAGGTTTTGGGCTTTCTATATTTTGTTTAGCATTTATAACAATACTTGTATTTTCACAACAAGCATCTATAAATGAAATAAATAAAAATAGGAAATGTCCAGAGTATGAAAAGATTGATAATGTTTATAAATTAAAACAATGAAACTAACAAGAATTAACTATGATAATGGGTATTTATGGGTAGATAAAAAAGCAAAGATTAAAGTAAATGATAGACTTTACAATGATCTAGAAGGTATAGGCACTTATATTGAACATGAATTTGGAAATGGTATTATTATTAATTATGACAAAAGAGGTTTAGTTTCAGAGGATGAAGAAAATGTAGTAAAAATAGTAGCCCAAACAAACCTAGACTTACTTAATCTACTTTATGTAGAAGTAAAAGAGGAAGATATTGAAGTGGAGGCAACTAAAGCTTATCGTGAGTATTGTAAAGAAAAAAATATTACAGAGCATTTGCTTGATAGTTCTACATTCTATTTAGGTTACAAAGCAGCACAAGCTAAAAGTAACTTACATGAAATTTTAGCTAATTTTTACAATTACGCTACAAATGGTGAAGTATGTAAACATGAAGTGATAAACAAATATATTGAATCCTTAAACAAAATACCCAATGAAATAGAAATCGAATTAGGGCATACAGAATTTGGTAGCGATAGTAGATATAATATTAAACCCTTAACCTACACTAGAGACAATAAAACTTATTTAAAAGTAAAATAATGAGTATATATAAACTACATAAATTACCAGAAGGATTTATTATTACTTCAAATGAGGAAATTAAAGAAGGAGATTTTGTATATTCAAAAGATTCAGAAACAATTGACAAAACTAAAGGGTTTTTTATTTGTCATCAAATAGAACATGAACTCAATGTTCCTGCTACTAGATTTGAAGGTAAAGACTATTTTAATGAACTACAAAGATTAAAAAAAGTAATAGCTCAACAACACCAAATAGATTTTTCAGCTTTACCAGAAGATGATTATAAAAAGATTGGTTGGTTTTTAACATAGATAAGATATTTACCAAAGAATCTGAAAATTATTTCGGACCACAGCTATTTATTGATTACGCTTCCAAAGGTTTTCAAAAAGCTCAAGAACTTCTATCTGATAGAATGTTTACTTTAGAAGACATGAAAACTGCTTTTCAAGAAGGAATGTTATTGCCAAGTGGAGAATTAAGTAATTGGGAAAATCATTTTAAAGAAAGATTTCAATCTTTACAAAATAAATCTTGGATTATTGAATTAGAAACTTTTGAATCTTATTCTACTGTAAATGGAAGAGGCGAAGAAATAACATTTTAATTATGAAAATAAAATATTTAATACTTAAATCAAATGGTGGTCAGGCTCATTGGAATTATATGGGTAAAGTAAGAGATTTATATCAAAAATCAATAACTTCAAGTCATTTTTTAGATAGATTTTTATGCATTGATGTAAAAGATGTTCAACAATTTGATTCGTATGAAGAAGCAGAAGGTTTTATTTCTAAATTAGGAATTGATAAATTCAATTTTTAAAATTGATAAAGTATATTTAATAGAATAATTATAAATAAAAAATAAAATGACACTTAGAGAATTTAAAAATAAAAAAGCAGAGGAGTATGGTTATGAAGATTGGTATGATTATTTAAACTATTGTAAAAGTAATGGATTTGATGAATCTGAAATAGGGTATGATGATATTACGATAGAATTTACTAAATATCACATAGAAAAATGTATTAAAAGTATATTGGAAAATGGGAAAATAGAATTATCTAAAGATTGGCTTGTAAAAGAACAAACAATAAATGGTAATTCATTAGTAGATTCTATAACTATTAAATTAAATAAAGAATCTAGAGGAGTTGGATTTTTATAAAGGAGAAATTGAAGTATTGTGTAATTATCATAACGCTAGAGCTTATATTAATTTAAACAAACGCAGCTTTGAAAGAACAGCTTTTCATAATTTAAAGAAAGTCACTGACATTATAATGAACAAGGATTATAAGTCTGCTAGAAAAGCATATGCTTCTGTGTGTGGGGAAGAATACGCTGCAGACTCAGATAAAAAGTGGATTATTGATTTAGATAGAGAAAGCATGGATTTATTTGAATTTAATAGTCTAATTATAAATGTATCTTCTTTTATACAAAATATAGAACCTTGTGTTGGAGAGCCTAAGGTTATAACAGAAATAGAAACTAAAAATGGAGTCCATTTAATTAGTAGACCTTTCAACTTACAAAAGTTCAAAGAGGCGTTTCCATCGATAGATGTACACAAGCAAAACCCAACCATACTTTACTGTACATAAATAATTGATCACGGCCTTTATAAAATCAAAGAGAGAAAAGAATATATAGTAACCAAAAATATCTTACTTAAAAAAAAGAATTACGTGTGTATGAGTAACAAACAAACAGCAATGCAAGAACTAATAGAATGGTTAGAAGAAGTAGATGCACCAACAGGTATAATAAAAAAGGCAAAATCTTTATTGGACATAGAAAAACAAAACCTAATAAACGCTTTTTGGCATGGCGATAATTCAGATTGTACAAGCGAAGAAAATGCCTATCAATTTGCAATTTGCTACTACAATAATACATACCAACAAGATTAAACTTACTAAAAGATTTAGTTGCAAAATTCCGTATGAGTAAAGAAAAGAAATTCAGCAGTTTGAAGGTCTCCTAGGGAATAACCAACCCCACCAGTCACCAGATTCTCATGGTCAGACTATTTATAAAAATCCATATACGACATAAGCAAAAAAACAAGACGTGACCAGCAGCTCCAGAATCACACCCATGACGTACTAAAAAAAAAGAATAAGTCTCAAGTTGCCATATTGTCATATAAAATTAACACACGAATTCATCTAATGCTCCCCCCTAAGTCGACTAAATAAACCCACGTGAGACACAGGGCCAGTCATTAAATAATATCTAATAAATCTTATCAATTGCTAAACAAAATCGCGATCGTTAAAATTTCCTTTATTGACCTTCAATTACTTATCTACTACCGATTAAATTTAATGCGTAAGTGATTGATTAGCTATAAAGAATTTTTTAAAAAGATTTTTTTGTTTCGAAATAGTGTTGTATATTTACTATGTACAAAAAAATAATAGTTAGCATGACAGCAACGGTAGTAATTAAAGACAGGTTTTCAAACACAGTATTGAATAAAGTAATTGAGCCTGCTAGTATACAAAGGGCAGCAAATAAGTTTAGTGTCCAGTACCCAGACTGTTGGGTGAACGTAAAGAGCGTACAAGACCCGTTAGGGGACTTCTGTTTTTTGCAACCACTAAACATGTCTCGAGACGAGGACAGTGAAATGACGCTTCAAGAGTACCAAAGCTATTGGTATCCAGGCCTAGATCTACAAGATACGCCTCCTTTAGAGGTAGAGAAAGAGTTAGAAAGCGAGTATTTAATAGACGAACACGCGCCAGAGGTAGACGAATGCGACATTGATGTCTACGAAGACGAAGAAGATATAGACCAAGACGAGGCCCAAGACTACTTTCCGTACTAAATTTGGCTATCAACCGCTGCTGGGAGACTACAAACGTATACAGTAAGTGTCTACCAATGCGTATATTTTGTCTACCAAGACGGGCTACATTTAGACCAACGTACGTATTTTGTCTTTGGACAGTATAATTTGTAGCTACCAAAGTTTAAAGCTTTATTAGTAAACAAAGATTTAGTACATTTAAATCAATAAAAATAAGAGTTATGACTACGATCACAAGAACATACTTACAGAAATTAAGCCGTATAAACAAACACTTAAAAAGGGGCGATATCGCTGACATCGCTTTAATGACTGGCTTCTCTCAGTCTCACGTATCTAACGTTATCAACGGAGTGCACTGCAACAGCTACATAATTTCAGTTGCGTACCAAGCTCTTGTCGAAGGCCGCATGTATGCTTAACATCATGCTTTTTTACGGAGAGTTTATTCCTATCCTCTCCTTTTAATTTTTTTTTATATAAGCGAGAGTAGCTCAAGTAGGTTAGAGCGGCAGACTTCCAATCTGCAGGTTGCCGGTTCGAGGCTGGTCTCTCGCTCTATTATAGAATCAATCTAAATACAAGTACTCAAAAAATAGCATAAGTAACAGCTTGATTCTCTATAAAGAATTTTTAAAAAAATTTAAAAAAAGTGTACAAGATTCAAAAATAAGGCGTATATTTACCTTATAATCAAAAACAATAAAAGTTATGACGAGCACATTTCAAGAAGTAAAAGCCCTATCTTTGGATCAAGCAAGAGAAAAAGCACCGGCCATATTTGCAACCGAGCCGGCAAGCTACATCAACCTTAATCGTTACAAGTTCACTCCAACCACGGACATCATAGAGCACATGGACACCTTAGGCTGGAAGTTAACCAACGCCAAACAGTCAAAGACCAAAGTGCCTTTAAGACAAAACTACGGAGTCCATATAACTGAATTCCAGCACCCAGACCTGTACATCAAGAATGCAGAAGGCGCTATAGAAGCAAGACCCACTGTAGTACTACTAAACTCCCACGACGGCTCTAGGCCAATCAACTTCGAAATGGGCCTATTCAGGCTAGTGTGCTCTAACGGTCTAATGGTCAAAGACAGAGACTTTGGAGGCTTCAAAGAAAGACACACCAAGTACACTCTGCAAGAGGTAAGAAATATGATCGACCAAAAGACAAGCTGTTTAAACCAAGTGGTTGGCAAAATCAACCAATGGACAGGCATCGAAATGACCCCAAAACAAAGGAGAGCCTTTGCAGTAGACGCTATCTTGCTAAGACTAGGCCAAGAAAGATTAGTAGAGGACTACGAGATCATGGACGTTTTAAACCCACGCAGAGGCGCAGACACCCCAAACACTCTGTGGCACACCTTTAACCGAGTACAGGAGAACATCATCCGAGGCGGTTTTCAGATGAACAACCGTACCGCTAGGCCAATCACCAATCCTATACAGGACATGGCCTTAAACCAAGGCTTGTGGCAGTTAGCCGACCAATTTGCGAGCTAGCACCAAGCTAGCTGTGCTTTAGCACCACGTTAGCAGTGAGTTAGCTCCCAGCAAAGTATAGGTTATCGGAGCTAGCAAGGGGCCAGGGGGCGCCCCTTAACTTAGTTAAACCCCGAGGAATTCCCCAATTTTTCCAAGGCCAAAAAATATATCCAAATATATAATTTGATCCATGGAGAAATTGACAATTTTGATTTTACTGAAAAAGATATATTCGAATACGTAACTGATTGATTGTCTATAAAGAATTTTTTACCAAATTGTACTTTTATTCATCAAAATATTGTACATTTACTTTAATAACAAAAACACACATGTATGTCGTCTAGATTAAACAGAGATTACGTAGATTACGTAAGCGTTAAGAGCAAGTCTTTTAACCTTTTGACAGCGTTCAAGGCAGAAGCCGAAAGCCTAGGCTGGGAGTACAACGATAGATTTTCAGAATTATTTGGGCGTCGAGAAGACCAGCAAAACGAATGCCTTTATTTTTCTTTTGAATCTATAGCCAAAGGCGGTAGTCCGATGTTCGCTTTGTCGAATACTACGATGCCAAGCTACGTGCTGCCGCTCGAGTGGGACGAAGCTATCCAAGGTATCAAAGAGATGCTTAAATACAAGAAGCCTAAAGTACAGCTAAATAACGAGTACACAGCGACCTTGAATTTTGATAAGAAAACGGTAGAAGTGGGCGGTCAATCGATTTCTTTTGACAAAGTACTTGAATTGGCCGAAATAATTACAGCTTAAATTTAAAAACAATAATATGACAAAGTTTAAACCCGGAGACAAAGCCATCGTAATTGGCAATACGGGCTTAGGAGTGTATGTATTCGATCCAGCGACTAAAGATCCTATGCGCCGTTTCGAGTACTTAGAAGAGGTTACTATAATTAGAGATCGCATTGGGCGCACGGCCGGGTTTGTGTGGTGCGAGAATGGAAAGGGTATGCATGAATTAGTGCCTAGCGCAGATCTACGAATGCCAATCGCCCAAGAGTTCTCGTTGGCCATGGCCATATACGACTCTGTGTCTAGCGATTGCCAAAGAACTCTAAGGGCCAAGTTCCCAGGAATATTCGTAGAAAAAACTTATCAGATTGGCCAAAAATTCAAATACACTGACCCTATCAATGACAAGTATATTGAGGTGTATATGCTGTGTCAAGTAGATCATAATATGGCCACTTTGATTAATTTAGCTACTGGCGATCGTTACGACGGGCCTGAAAAAGTAGTGGACCAGTCGGCCATCACAGAGCAGGAATTAAATGTTATGATGAATGGCCAAAGGGATCGTTTTAAAGCTCTTGGTCAAGCAAGTTAAAAATTATAATGTATGTTATTACTATTTAAATTGTGCGTGATGGTGATGATCGGGTGCGTTGTGGGCGCATATTTGTACAAGGCTTTGATTTACTTTTATTTTATTCGAAGAGAGCGCATAATTTTACTGGTAATATCGCTGTTGATTTTACTATTTGGCAAGTTGTGCAGTATGCTTATTATGTGAGTTCGAATGTGTATATACGATGGATATGGCCGGTTCACACGTGAGATTTAAATTGTTACGTACGATCTAGATTTATTACTTTTAATTTTAAATAAAAACAAAACAAAAATGGCACAGATTATTCTAACTTACCACGTTCTACAGGCAAAAAGTAGCGATGCGTTGGCCGGATTGGTTCAGCAAACTATTCGTGATGGTTGGCAACCCTTTGGCTCTTTGAGCGCAGTAGCTGACAAATCGGGTTTGGTAACCTATTCGCAACCGATCGTACAGTATTTGCCTGAAACTCCGCAGATTCCCGTAGCACCGCCTCCAGCAGCGATCGCTTAGTATCTCTAGATTATGGCCGGTTAAAAGTGCCGGCCATTTTTTACTTCAATAAAAATTATGAAAAGAATCACCGAACAACAGGCCAAATACAGGCTAAAAATAGACTTCGATGATATTGGCGGCTTGGCTAGATCCAACGCTTACACACTTACTCCTTCTACAGAACCAGGTTGGGAAGACGTTACCTACTACGGCGAAGCTGTCGTAGATCCTACGGGTACTGTCTTTAAACCAGAATGGGTCTACGTCTTGGTCAATAAAAGCATGCCAGGAATCTGCAAAATAGGCATGACTACTACTTCTGTCTCTCAGAGAACTAAAGAAATCAATTCTGCCACCGGGGTCATTACTCCTTGGTTTTCTGTGTACAAACACAAATGCATAAATTCAAGGGAAATAGAACGTTTAGTGCACCAAAAACTAGAGTCGCTTGGTTGCAGGATTAACCTTAAGCGCGAAGGCTTTGAATGCTCTACAGAATTGGCAATTGCCATCATAAAAGAGATCACGAGTACGTTCGAACTATCGTAAAATACATTAATGCATATTTATAAGCACAATCGCATTTAATGGCACAAGGATCTTACGACATACAAAAATGGCTACTCGAATACTCTAACGATAGCATAGACTTCTCTTCTCAAGGTCTAGCAAACGAATGCATCGAATACGTCGAAGACATGGAAAACAATATCTCAGAGATGGCCATCGATCAAGAATTAAAAGGCGAATTACGTGCAAATTTAGAATCATTACGTAAAAAACTAAATGAGCTAGTTAAAAGTCTTGATAATTCAAATATAATGCATTAATATTTTACGACCATAATATTATGAAAGACAATTTCAATATCGTAAAACATGTAAGGGAGAACACTAAAGAATTTTGGGGTAAAACTTTCAAGTACGACGAAAAGGGTGGTAATACTTACGATAACGACTACGCATCAAAATATTACATAATGGAGGCCGACCCTGAATGGGATAGAGTTGACTACGATAAAGCCGATATCATGATAAGGGGTGAGTTCTGGCAAGAGGGAGGCGCCAGGCTATATGATACTATATGCAAGCTAATTGACGCTGGCCTTGAAGATCGGGTGATTAAGGGCAAAGCTTTTAAAACGGCTATAGCGATAAAGAAAAAAGTAAAGGATCCAAAAGCAGATGGTAACCTACAAGGAGGCATCGATGCTCTATTGGATATGTACATACAAAACGCAAAACAAAGACATCACAAATAAAAATTAACCATGAAGAAGACCATTAAACTTAAATCGCTTTTGGAAAGTATGGAAGAAGGTTCTCCAGCATTCGATTACGCTGCATTACAGGCCAAGAAGCATCATCAAAAGTCATTTAAATTAGCTGGAAAGGAATTCCCAGTAAAAGAAGAAGCTACGACTGTTAAACGTAATGATGTCCCAGGCGGATCAAACACTAAGGCCAAGCACATGGGTTTTTTGGCCAACACTCCAGCAGGAGAAAAGTTGGAAACAGCTGTATTTGGCTTGTTAGACAAGCACAAAGCTTCTGAGAGCGATATTTTAACTTTAGTTAAAGAAGCCTTTGTCAAATACAAGACAGAGTATTAATATATAATATTTTAAAATTATATGTATTAATTGGCTAAATTAAAAATAATTTCTCGAATTTAATTTAAAATTATATGATAAGCGGGATAATAAAAATCCCCTCTTTTTGGGTTACTGCAAAAATAAATTGTCTAATTTTCAAAAAATGGTGTATATTTGATTATTAAATAAAAGTTATGAAATTACAAACATCACCTTATTTCACTAGACAAGAAGAGTATAGAGATGAACCATGGAAAATGCTAATGGTTTGTTTTATGCTAAATCAAACTAACCACAAGCAAGTTGATCAAGTTAGAGATCAATTTTTTAATTTATGTGGCACACCAGAACAACTACTTAATACTCCTGACCAAGCTATTATTGATATCATTAAGCCTTTGGGCTTTTACAACAAGCGCGTAAAAGCATGGAAAGAATTTTCTCGTCAATGGTTGGATCTTTGCAATCAATACTACAGTCCTATTAATTTGCCTGTTGCCGAGATAGCAAAGCTAAAAGGCGTTGGTAAATACGCTTTAGATTCTTGGAAGATATTTCAATTGTTCGATTATACTGTCGACCCACAAGATCACGTATTAAACTTCTACGTTGAGTGGGCAAGAGAAGAACAAAAGAGAATATTACGCGAACAAGGTACTCTACGACCAATGTCTGTTTACTACGGCCACTACAAAGATTCAAGAGAGTCAGAACCAAATTGGATGCGGTTTAAAGATTATGTGTGTGTGGTCATGGCCAGAACACAGGAAGAGGCTATCGAAAAAACTAAAAAAATAGCTTTGAATCAACACAGTGCAAAACACATCAAAATCGTAGGTATTGGATACGCTAAAGAAGAGTGGGTAAACGAAGAGAAGTGGATAGAGACAGATCCAAATTATTACAGAGAACAAGCTCAGTTATTAAAACAAAGATTAGAGTCAAAAAGACAATTAGAAACAACATGGTAACAGCAAACCCAAAGTGGATAAAGACCACAAAATATTACGATGAATTTTTGCGCTATTATCAAATGGCCAAAACCCAACAAGAGGAGTGCAATTTAGGCAGAATAAAACACTCTGATAGCTCTGTGCCTGACGATCTAATGAAACACGTTGAATTGTACGATGTTGTAGAAAGAAAGTACGCCGGGTTCTCACAAATCGTTAACGACGTATTTTACGGTTTTACAGAAGAGCATCCTTATTGGAATAAAATGAAAGAGGGCCTAATGACCAAACAACGAGATATTGTTTCTCACAATTGGATAGGTAAACGCAATGTGTTTGGATTAAAAGAGTGGATCTACTTATTCCTATTTCATAGGTTGACAGGGTCGGCTATCAATTACTCTATGAAGCCTTCAGGCTATCACAACACTCTTTTATTCGACATGCATCAAGCTGACAATATTCCTCAGTTGATAGACATCATAAAAGGTGCAAAAAAACCATTTTACACGTCTATAGGTTATCAGTTCCCAAGTTTCCCTAAGCCTCAAAGCAATTACAAACGTGGAGGAGATTACTTCTTGTGTGAATTCGTTCCTCAATTGGCAGAAGACGTTACTAAATTTTTAGAGCAAGGCCCTAAAAAGGATTTACGAGAAGTAGGCGACTTTATGTTTAAATGGAACGCAGACCGAGGCCTTAGAGCTTTCAAATTCCAATACGCAGCGTTCATAGCTGATATAGCAGATTGGTTCCCTGAATTTGTTAATCGTGAAAGTCCATTCTATTACGGCACTAATGCAAAAGAGTGCGTTAGCTATTTGGCTACGAAGACTACGAAAATGCCAGAAGAAGTATTTTTAGATTCTGTGATGATGAAGATATACGAAGATACTGGTAGTTTTCCTTACAACGCCGAGGACGTAGCTTGTGACTCTATTAGGTGGATTGAGAACTACGTTAAGCCTGGCGCTGATTACGATCACTTGGACTTCGATCATGTATGGAATAGCTCTGCAATTAAAGATCATCCTTACGGTAGACAAAAGGCGATGTTAGAACTCGGATTGGTACCAAGTTTTAATGGTATGTCAGCACACCCTTCCGATGACAAAGTACTTAAATCTCTTCTTATCACAGAAGAACAATACAAAGAAAAGGTACAACAATATTACAAAAAATGAAACAAATTACACAACTAGATGTAAAAATCAAAGCGGCGGGCAATATCGCTGAAAAAATTGCTCACAATTTCTTTTCTAAAAAACACAGAGTAGAAATTAATACGGACGAATTCTGTTATTGGGACATGAAAATTAACGGTGAAACTGCTCAGATCAAAGCAATCACTTCATTCGTTAAGTTCGATTGTTGGGCAATCAACGAAGGTAAAACAATTCAAAACTTAATCAACATTTTTAAATGCGATAAGTTCTACATTTTATCTTTGCCTTCCAAAGTTCCACACGAATATGATGGTTGGTTATTAGAAGTAGATCCTAAACAGTGCATGACAAAAGTATTAGAGGGATCTTTTAATCCTGAGAAAAAACTTTCTTTGGTAGTTCCAAGAAATCCAGCTTACGTTAAAAAAATCTATAAGATTTCTAAAGAAGAAGAAAAAAATATTTTAGAACACGGAGTATCAACATTCAGAAAAAAACAATAGTATAAATGAGCGACATTTTATTTCCAAATACTTGCGAAGTAGAATTCAAAGGCAAGAAACCAAAGAACTCTTGGATGAAAGAGTGGCCGTTAGAGCAACGCATCGAAAAGTTCTTTGAGTTCTGCCAAAAATTCGACCAAAGACAAGATCCTTTATTAAGAGACGAGTATCAGATATTCTCTCATCGTTTACATTGGCACGAGCATCCGTACTGTCAAGTGATGCAAGAAGTTACCGATAACGAGTTAAGACTGTTTTACACTTTAGTGTTCAGTTTTACTAACGAACATTGGGGCACTTTTACAAAGCTAAAGGATCAAGGTGTAGAAGTCACAAGACAGCATTTTGTAAATAATCGACACGCTAGAAACGATCTATTCCAAATCTATTATCCAAAAGGTACAAATGTAAAGAATTGGATACTAGATGGCCCTGCAAAAGCTGCCAAAGATCTATCTTATATTTTACAGGACATTGAAGACGGCAAACGAGGACCTTATACGATGATGGGGTTTGCTAAGAAGCTAGAAGCTTACTTTAAAGAGCGCCAAGGATTCAGAAGTCCCTTGTATCCCTGTAAGAACACTGCAAGATATATTGCAATGAGCTATCCACACTTAGTGGATCCTGAGTCCATTCTATTCGGTGGAACTGGCCACTTCGATGGGTTGCATCAAATCTTTGGGGGTCAAAATCTAAACGGTAAAGTTAAGTACACTATTAACGAAACTGGAGCGTTCATTCCTGAGAACAAACAGGCAGAGCAATGGTTGTATCAGATGGATTTGTTAGTGAATCACCCGTTAAACCCCATGACGTCCCAGAAGTATTTAAACGTTGAAGATAAAACATGCTTTTTTTTTAAGGCGATAGCTATTCATCATGGATCTAAAAAACCTACAAAAAACATTCCATATACTTGGATCTTCCCGGACAATTTTAATTTGTCTGATCGACCGGAATTTCTTGAAGAAACTAGATTCAGAGGACTAATGTATTAATATTGTTTCTATAGTAAATTTAATTTACAGAAAAAACAAAGATTTTAGGAAAAACATGGATTTTACAAAAATAATACTTATTATCTCATGATAAAGCTTAAAGACCTAATAGAGTATCGACACACTAAAAAAATAAGCGAAAAGGCAATAAGAGAGTACTATAATGCATTTCGTAAACAGTCGTTAGACGAACTATTCGATAAACCAGCAAAAACGGTAACGCAAACAAGCCCTATTACCTATTTGATTTCAGATAAAGATATAGAAGCAGAATACAGGTTTAGAAAGGACGAGGACGATAGTTGGACAGTGCATTGGAAGTTTACTGACAATAACACAGATGCATCTGTATCTGCATGGATAAAAGTTACTGGAGCTAGTTTTAAAGTTATCAAATCTTTTTTGGATCAAAAGAGTCCAAATAGGCTAACAATCTCTGGAGATACTCAAAATAAGACAAATATATATAAGTCGCAATCTTTTGCTCAAAAACTACAAGATTTGTTTGGTCAAGAATATTTTGTTACTTATGAAGACTTTTCTATTGTCATGACTAAGAAGGAGATATCTCACAGAAAAAATATAGAAAGCCGAATGATGACTATGAATGAGTCCTACGATCAAGCACTAAAATATTGGAAATATGGAGACGAAAAAACTTTGAGCAGAATAGAGCATTGGAATAACATAAAGACACAAATTAGAAGAGACATATTAGAGTCTTTATACTTATAAGAAAAGGAGCTCATTTGGGCTCCTTTTTATTTTTCCTTAATATTGTATCGTAAATTCTATTCTTCTTCGTCCTGTGAGTCCGGTGCAGCAGGGGACACATCTCTACGATAGAACTTGCCTAGCACATTTTCATTGTACGAATCCACCTCTAATACCTTCAACACCATTTGGTAATAGGTTTCCCAATAGCTCATTTGTTTTTTGGTGGTACAGATCCTTAATATCTCTCTCTTAAATGTGTCTTTACCTAAAAGCTTAATGTCTTCTATTACTAGTTTACTAGAGCCATAATAATCTGTCCAGTTGCTCTCTTTTGTTTCCTTTCTTTTCTTTGGTATACGTCCTGGTTTGACCCACACGTCTATCTCTTTCTTTGTGAGTTTCTTTGTTAGTACGTTTCTAAGGATCTTTTTACCGACGTAGAATTTGTCGTTTGTTGTGTTGGTGACTTTATAAACAAAGCCTACTGCATTGCATGGGAATTCTTCTATTTTACTATATTCTTTCCCTTGATATAACCAATTTGCCATAGATTAATTTATTATAAATATCTTACTGAGATACGTAGCCGTATATTGTATCTTCTTCGTTTCTGTAGTGAGCCGCTACTCTAGAATAGCCGTCCACAACCTTTGTATCCAATACAATGATTGGATTATCTAACTCCTTCCAGCTTGGCTCGTAATCCGATTCAGAATCATCTCCATATCTTTCTTCTCCTGATTCTACGTAATCTCTAAGATCTGCATCTTGTTTTAATAATTGATTGACAGAGAGTCTTTTTTTAACGAAATTTTTATTTGATTTTTTAATTAAATCAATAAAATAATCCGGAATATCTGATTCTTGAGGCGTGATATCTTCTATATAATTACATACTTCTTGTGCAGATAAAATATTTTCTGATTCTAATAATAGATTAATTAATTTTATCATAGCTAAATTACAATAATTTTGTTATAAATATACAAATTAAGAGTCGTATCTAATTACGAACGTTACATCTGTGTGAGATGGAATTGGATAAGGCGTAGCTAATTTGCCTATTACTAGTAATTCGTCTTGATCGTTATACAATCCGATTGTGGTCGCGTAAGGTGTAAAGCTAGATCCAGTGACACTGTCTATCATTTTCCCGGACATTAAATAATAATAACTGCCTGTTTGGCCTTGAGCAGTAAATATTGGACCAATACCAGAACCGCTAATATAAGAGCCTGAGCTAAAGCTAGCACTATTAAATATAGTAGGATTCAACGAGTAATTGAAATCGTTTTCGTTGACGTGACACCTTACTTCATTTTGATAAATAGTAGATTCTCCTTTTACTGTGAGCACATATGGTACGTATGATATAGGCATATAATTAATTACTTTTTTGAGTCACTAAAACACAGTTACGTTTATAGAAGCACTATTGCTAGTTAAATAACATGGATCTCCTATATTTGTTTGGACTGTATAATAAGTTGTGTAAGTACCAGGAGTAGTAGTGTTTAAAGTTACAGTGCCGTCTAAATTATTAGTAAATAGGCTAGAATTGTTTCCAAATATAACCACAGACGAAGGTACAAAAGTTCCAGTGCCTGAATAGTCATTTGCTAGTACATTGATGGTTTTTGGACTCGTAGCCGAACTAAATGACGCGTAATTAGGGTAAGCTATCGGGTAATAAGGAAATACGTTTAAATAATTTTGATTGGTTATGACTACAATTCCTTGGTTATATAAAACGTTACCTACCCTAGTATTTGGTAAGGTAGAGTAATCCAATAGATTACCATTTCCATCGTCAGATATATAGTAAGCCGAAGAAGATATAATCAAACCATTTCTAGCTATATTCTCTCCAAATACACTTCTAGGTATGGATAAAACCCTAATCTTAGAATTAGATTCTGTTGGAAAATATCTAACATCAGCGTCAGGTGTGCCTAAGGCAGCAGTAGACTGCAAAAAGTTATCAAAACTAGACGTAGTTGATAAAAATGACCCGGTTAAAAAATTAGAATAAAATAACTGTTTAATCGAATAATAATTCAATGTAGTCTTAGGCACAGACCCCGTTATACTAATGCTTGCGTTTGTTCCATCCAAAACCGATATACCATAATTTCCTAACGTACATTGAGTATAAGAAGATGTATAGCTTAATCTAATTGGAGTGGTAGAACGGTCTGACGGATTAATCGTATTTGATGCTCTACTCATTTTTTATCTGGCTATTAAAAATCTAATTTAACTCTAATTAACGCTTCTTTTGTGAAATCCTTGACTAGCGGTACAGACATTTTAGCTACTGCCAATAAATCGTTATTATTGTTGTACAGTCCTACTGTTGTGATAAAAGTCTGAGGACTGTTAACCAATATAGGATAGGCTAAACCTCCGTTTGATCCTGAAGTGAACGTAGGATTAGAGCTATAGTTATATTGAGCATTTGGAATTCTTATAAAGATGTAATCAGACGATATGGTCTCGTAAGAACTTAATTGAAAGTTAGACCCT